TGAAACAATTACTGCAACATTGTGCCATACTTTTCGAGATTGAAGTTACTGGTGATCTCTGCAAAATTAGAGAAAATAAAATAACGGAAGGCATCTAATGCGTGTGACTTATCAGGGTTCTTGTTCTTCCAAGGGTCAAGGCTTCCCTGCCTGCTTACCTTGGCTTCCTTTAGGTCAATGACTAACTCATCACACCTTTTGCCACTAATCTGCACCTTGGCCTTCTGAAGAGTCAGGATTGTAACAAGCCTGCTTGCTATGTGGCTTGGGTTTGACCTTGGCACTTGGATTTGCATATCACCAATGCCAAGGTAGTTCTTGATGAGAGCATAAGCTGAGATGTTGTCCTGAGTGAATGCGTTTCTGCTTGCTCCTGATGCATCACCATTGATGATGTAAGTCATATCGGGAAACTCTTGCTTGATTGTTTGGCAAAGAGCAGCAAGATCACCAACTCGGTAAACCTTGATGACATTGATGGTTGCATAAAATAAGCCTTCTGATGAGTTCTTGATGTATTGGCTTACAACACAAGTGTTGGTCACATTGAAGTCAAAGGCAAGATAAAGATTGTGAATCGGAGAAGCCTTGATATAGCCCTGGTACACATGCTTGCTGAAGTCAAATGAGGTCGCAAATAAGCTTTCTCTATCCCAAATGCCCCACTGCCCCAAGGCATAAACCTCATAGTAAGTCTGAGAAACTTCCTTGAGTGCCTCCATCCTTACCGGATATTGGTCATCAAGAAAATCTAAAGCATCCAAGTAAGTCCCATGAAGCCTAAGTACATCATTTGCCTCCTTTGCTGGCACATCATCGAAGAATCTCTTTTTAATCCAGTGACTGTCTGATACCGGATTAAAAGTCAGAAAGAATCTCTTTGGATGCTCTGACTTACCCCGAAGTCTTAATGTGATTTGCGTGAAATCCTCAAGTGTCAGCTCAGTTGCTTCCTCAATCCAAATGTACTTTGCCTGGCTTAATGACTTTAGTTTCTCAGGATCATCACATCCAAGAAAGATAATCTTATTACCACCGGATTGAATCTCAAGATATCCAGTCTTAACTCTGCAAAGCTTATTTAAGCCCCACTGAGTTATCTTGTTTTGAAAGTCTGCAAAGACTGAGTTTCTCAGAGTGCTGGCTACTTTTCTGATAACAAAGTAAGTCTGAAACTCATTTGTCCTATGGTCGCATATCTCAGCCAGCAACATCTGAATCATGGTCTGACTCTTGCCACTTCCTGCACCGCCCCAAAGGATGTTATAAGTCTTTGGGTCAGTTACTGCATCAAGGTATTTAGCCTGCCATAAGTCAGCATCCGATAGATCAAGCTGTGTCATCGGCTTTTTTGCTTATTGCAGTTGGCCTGATGACTGTGGCAATGTTAGCCTCCATGTCTATGTCTTGCTTTGGCTTTCCATAGGCTCGATCCAGGAGTAACTCTGCTGCTCTAACATCACCTTTGGTTGCCTTGGCTCTGAGAGCCATTAGAATGGCCTCTGCTGCTGATTTTCCATCCTTCTCATCACCAAGGACATTAGCAAGCAATTCCCTTAACTCAGGGAGCTTCTTGGGCCTTCCAGCAACATTGCCTGACTGGCCTTTCTTCCATTTATGCGGTATGACATTCTCTGGCTTCGGCATCGGTGTTTTGTCGCTGATTAGTACCTTCAGTCAGATATGGCTGACCGTTCCTTTTTATTTGCAATGTAGGGTCTAATTTAAGCATCCTGTTTATAATTAGCTGGCAATATTTTGGATCGAGTTCCATTCCATAACATTTCCTGTTTAATTGATGAGATGCTAACATTGTTGAACCTCCACCTAAAAATGAGTCATGAATTAATCCATTCTTTTCGCTACTATTTTTAATAGCTATGTAAGGAACACCAATGGGCTTTGGTGTTTTGTGTTCTGTCTTCCTATCAACATCTACCTCCCAAACATCAGATTGAGACCTATCACCAAAAAAAGGTGCTTCGTTTTTTGTTACATAAACAATAAATTCATGTTGAAATCTATATCTTTTACCAAGACCCCACATATTTTTTTTCCAAACAATACAATGCTTTAATTCATATTCACATTTCTCAATTTGTTTTTTTACTCTATCATAAATTCTATAATCGCAGCATATGTAAACTGAATGAGAATTATAAAACTTAAAAACATCAAATAGAAATTGATCAAAATCTTCCCATTCCATGTTGTCATTAGCAAACCATTCAGAAGGATTAAGTCTTGTTTCCGATTTTGATTCACTTTTTTTCCAGCTTTTAAGAGCATTATATGGAGGGTCAGTAAATACCATATCTGCCTTCTGCCCATCCATCAACTTAGCAACTGCATCACTATCTGTTGAATCCCCACAAAGCAAACGATGCTCCCCTATTTCAAATAAATCACCAAGGACAATGTCTGTCTGAATTTCATCAGGCATAACATAATCATCCTCTTTTGCTTCAGGCTCTTCAGTAAAGCCAACAGGCACATCTAATCCCCAGGCATCAAGTTCTTCAGCATCCCAATTATTAGCAAGATCATCCCAATCCCATTCACCAAAGCCTACATTGTCTTTGATGATGAACTCTCGCTGCTTGGCCTCATCCCAATCAACTATTTCAACTGGTATCTCTTTCCACTTGGCTTCCTTCATGGCCTTAAAGCGCATATTACCACCAAGGATAACCATGTCCTGGTTTACCACTATTGGCCTGACCTTAGCCATTTCAGGAAAGTCTTTAAGGCTCTGAACTAACTTGTGAAACTTATCATCTTTAATAAGTCTCGGATTGCTTGGGTTTGGCTTAATGTCGGTTACTGGAAGTACTTGCATAAATTCTATTTCTTTTTTGGCATCATTGAAGGCATTTTAGCCTTTGCTACTTTCTTGGCCTTCTTAGCAACAGATAGAGCAATGGCAACAGCCTGCTTCTGAGGCTTGCCTGCCTTCATCTCTGTCTTGATGTTACTGCTAACTGTCTTAGCTGAATATCCCTTTTTCAATGGCATAGCTTTATTGATTTATTGCAAAGGTAAGTGTTTTAGGATTGATTCGTAAAGTTCAAGTTGATTCTGCCATCTTGATTGGTAACCAGCAGTCAGGTTGGTTTCAAGTTTGGCTCTTAACTGCTTGCACTTGCGATTTAGAAAAAATCTAATGTCTTGGACTGTCATTTCTTGCTTAGGTTGAAAGTAAAATAAATCATTCTCATAAGTTGCAGTGCCTTCCCACATGCAAGGCACTTGGCTGATGTTTATGTTATTCATAATTTCTGAGTCGCATTAAAGGCCCATCAAATTTCAAAGGTATCACTCCGGTTGAACCTGACCTCATTTTTACTTGATCAATTAAGCAAAGGTCATGGTTTGAGAGTTCAAGATTGCCAACTTTTGTGGTGGCAGTTGAGTCAAAGTAAAATGCTGGCCTCATCATCATCCATATCACATCGGCATCCTGCTCAACTGAACCGGACTCACGAAGGTCAGACATTAGAGGCATTTTATCAGGTCTTTCATCAACTCTTCTTGATAGCTGGCTTAAGGCAACAACTGGAAGCTGAAGTTCTTTTGCAAGAAGTTTTAGTCCTCTTGAAATTTCGCCAACAATATTCACTCTGTTTGTCTCTTTAGGATTGACTGATTCAATCAGGCCAATGTAATCCACAAAGATGACCTTGATGTCATACTTGTTTTTCCACATTGTTGCCTTAGTTCTGATTTTACGCATGTTCATGTAACCTTCATCGCAGATTTTGATGTTCCAATCCTTCATCCTGCTAACAGCACTTTTTAGAGCATCAGTGTCAAGAGCATTCATGTCTCCTTGCTTTATTTTGAAGGCATAAACCTGAGATTCTTGGCTTGCTAATCTTTGGGCTAATTCGTGTTTGTTCATTTCAAGGCTGAACATGCCACAACCTATGCCTTGCTTGACTAAGTTACGGATTAGGCTTACAACAAGTGCAGTCTTTCCTTGCCCTGGTCTTGCTCCAACAACAGTGAGTTCAGAGTTAGTAAGACCTCCGCAAAGTTTGTCAAGTGAAGAGATGCCAGTTGGGTAGCCTGCTATTGTTCCAGCAGCCTTATTAAACCACATCTCTGCTGATATATCAAGCTGAGTCTGAAAGTTGTCATCTGACTTGTTTACTGTGGATGTAAGGAGGCCATCAGTCTTGGTTTGAATTTCGGTGATTAACTCGAAAATATCACCTGAGTCAGAGTTTGCCTTGGTTAGCATCTCGGTTGCTATGTAAAGAAACTTTGACCTCATGTATTGCTCAACAAGCATCCGGCAATGGATTTCAATGTGTCCTGGATTCTTTAGGCTTGTAAAAACCGAGGTGATGTATTTAATCCCTCCGGCTTCATTGAGCAAAGCAGACTTTTTTAAGGTCAAGACAACTGTCTCAATGTTTACAGGTTCACCAGCATCTTGTTGAGCTTGGATGGCTTTGGCAATTGTATTGTGTTTGTCATTCTGAAAGACATCTACACTTGGGATGATTGAGAAGGCAGTAAGCCTTTCCTCATCATAGATCATCATAGCAGAGAGGACTTGCCTCTCTAATTCTTCGTTAGTAAAATTCATTGGTTTGTTTGGTAAGATTCGTGAACTCTCATTGGCCTACTTTCGGGCGGAATAAATGTGGTTGCATCTTTTTTGTTTTGTAAGGTAAAAATACCTTTCCATTGATAAGCCATTGATTGCTCAATTATGGAATCAGCAATTAAGATATTATCACCTGAAAGATCCTTTAGTTTTCGAACAAAAATGTCTAAAGTCATTTGTGATTTATAAGACTCTTTAAGGCTCTTTTTATAGTCAATCCATTTTCTAATTATTGGAGCATAATCTTGATAGACTGATAAATCAAATTTATCCTTCTTAACTTTTACATCAACATTTACATCCTCATTTTCATCTACATCTACATTAGCTTCGGTTTCGCTTACTTCTTGCTTCGGTTTAGCTTCTGCTTTGCTTCTGCTTTGCTTCTTTTTAGCTTTACATCCGCTTTCCCATTTAGTTCTGTTTGCTTCTAAATTTGGTTTAATAAGAATCCAAATAGTCTTAGAAATACCAGTCAATTCAGACTCAATTCCATCAAGTCCAAACTCAAAAATTTGCTTTAAAATCTCTAATTGATTTTTCTCAGGCAGTTCCTTTATGGCATCATAAAAGCTGCGATAAATCACCATTGAATCTCTTGTAATCTTCATAAAAATAAAAACCCCATGCGGTTTTCCTTAGTGAGACCAGCCAAGAGTAAGGCTGCTAAGTACTGACCGAATGGGGCTTTAATATTTTTCATTGCTCTTTATTTAACCCGGGTCTCAATCGGGGTCTTTCGACATGCAAATCTAAGCTTCTTTTTTCAAATGCTCATCAAAATTATTGATGTACTCAATGAACTTATTAACCTCATCCTCCTCCATGTCAAATATCTGCCAAACCAAGCCAATGATTGAACTATTAATTGTATCCTCTGCCTCTGCCATGTCTTGACCAAGCTGCTGGTGCAGAAACTTCTCAAACTCAACAGAGTGATGAAGAAGCCTATTGAAGTGCAGTTTCACATCATGCCTAAGAGCCTTATCAGAATGCTTGATTACAAATCCTGTTTCAATTATGCCCCGAACAAAGCATGTAAATTTAGAAAAGTCATTTTTCATTTCCTCAGGCAGTGAAAAAATAGAACAGTCATGGCTAAAGCAAACACAGTGATGGCAAAGGTTACTGCCCTCCAGTAGTAGTATTCCTTCTGAAGCTTCAGATAATCCTGGTTCGCATCGTTTAACATAAGCAGATTGTCCTCATTCAATTGCTTGACCTTGGCAGTCTGCTCCTTGTGATAATCTCTTGCTCTCCGGTGATTGTCAGAGATGCGCTTGCATTCAGCAAGCTTGTCAATTAGTTCTTGGCTCATGTTTGATTTATTTTTTTGCAAATAAAAAACCAATAAACCAAAGAATCAAAATTTATTATCTAAAAACCATGATGGTGTTCTTAAACCACCACAGGGTTGAGGAATTGCGAAGAAGCCTGGTTGCTACCTTGTCATATGTAAATGCTCTCAGATGCATCTCATCAATGATGTGTTCATTGGTTTGGCAATTGACATGACCAGCACCATCTTGACCGGGTACTGCCCAAGAAAGGATAATCAAACCATTGGCATGCTTGCACACATTGTCAAGATAGATACTTTCAAATTCTGCTGGAATATGCTCACCAACTTCCAAAGACATCACACAATCAAACTTCTCACCTAAATCAAACTCAACTGATAGGTCTTGAGTCCTTGCTGTGCCTAATGTGAGAGCATAGGTATTAGGATTGCCATCATAGGCCTGGCAGATAATTCCAGCTTGCCTAAAATGTTCTGTGTAGTAATTCATGCCACAGCCAAAGTCCACAAGGTTTTGTAGCTTTTCTTTTTGTAGCATTGCAGCAATTGCTAAGGCAAGCCTGCGATCATGCATGTGACCTTCTGAGGTCTTATTTTCCCAAAAGCCTTTCTGATTTATTTTCATTTTTAGAGATGTTATAATACCAATCAATAACAGTGATAACCTCATCAAGTGAATAGCTCACAAGCACAAGCCAATTTTGCGCCACTAATTTATCAAGAAAAGCCAATTGTTGCTCTGAAGGTTTATTGTAGCCAACCTTAAGTTCTATGGCTAATCCTGAGAAGCCTTTTAGCTGATCAAGAATGAGACAGTCAGGCACTCCGGGCTTAGTTCCCATTGCTTTCAGCTTGGTTGCTTCTATGGCATTCCGGCTGCCTCCATTAGGGCAATGAAACCAAGTGGCTTGTAGATTGTCTAAATACTTTGCAACAGACTTTTGAAACTCATCCTCCTTGCCAACATACTTTTTAAAACCACCGGATAGGTCAATCAGTGGCTTATCGTGTAAAAATTCAAAATAGAACCCTGCCATAAATTTCTTGCAATTACATTTGCAAACCTAAGCCAATTAGAATTAAAAAATGATTTCTTTAAAAATGAGTGACTTCTGCCGGAAGTTCAACATCCCTCAACATAGATTCAGCAGATATAAGTCTTCTTTTGCCCTTATTGAGATGAATGGCTTTCAGAAGCCTTGGGTACTTGTGAATGAATATAATAAGGCAATGGTCAAAGAGATTCTATCTATCAAAGGCACAAGACCAAAGAAGGATAGGCTGACCTATGATGCTTATAAGGAGAAGTATGGGATAACTGTTGATCACTTCCAAAAGGTATGGCATAGGCTGCACCTGGAAGAGCAGGATGGCAAGATGATGATTGTGGACAGCAAGCAAAATTATGCCCTTCTGAAGCATGGAAGGCTATACAGAAAAAAAACTTAAATTATTTTTGCAGATATATTTGCAGATATAAAAACAAGTATTACATTTGTATCACTGCAACGGAGCAGCACAAGTTCAAAACATAACCAAACAAAATTCGCATAATCATGGCAATAAGAAGACCAACATCAAGGACATCAACCAATCATATTTTTGTTTCTCATAATGAACAAAAATTTATGCTTGAACTCGGTTATTTTCAAACAAAATCGATTCTTTATCGAGTAAAGAAAAAAATATTATCCGGCAAATTGATTGTTCCAAATTTGGGTGAAAAAAAAGGTATCGGATATATCCTTATAACTTGCAGTACTGGCGAAAATGGACTAAAATTTTCTTGGATATAAATTTTATCGGGAGGGTAACACCTCCCATTTTTCTCCTTACCATCATGCAACTTCCTGAAACACCTTTCAAAGAGAATCTTTACCACCTTTTAAGATTCTTTGCCTTCCTAATTTTCGCAATGGCAATAACAAGTTTTTAATTTTTAATCTATAACCAAACATGGCAATTATCGCAAAATCATCCGGAGAAAGCTCTCAGAGAGAGTTAATCCCAGCAGGCACTTACTTAGCTCGGTGCTATTCAATGGTTCACTTAGGTACTGTTAAGCAGTCCTACCTTGGTGAAGAGAAGTGGACAAACTTAGTCCGCATTACTTGGGAACTCCCAACGGAACTCCGCTGCTTCAATGCAGACAAAGGAGAGCAGCCTTGTGTCATTAGCAAGGAGGTCACACTAAGCATGAATGAGAAAAGCACTCTCAGAGCCTTACTCACAGGCTGGAGAGGTAAGGCATTTACAGAGGAGGAAGCAAAGGAATTTGATGTCACTAAGCTTCTTGGTAAGCCTTGTATGATTAGCATCTTCCATCAGGCTTCTAAGTCTAACCCCGAAAAGAGTTATGAACGCATAGCCTCTATTAGCCCGGTCATGAAAGGCATGGAATGCCCTCCACAAGTGAACCCATCCTTTGAGTTTAGTGTTGGTGAATATAACCAATCTAAATTCGACACCATGCCGGAGTTTCTCAAGGAGATGGTAAGAGGCTCTAAGGAGTTTCAGCAACTTCTTCAGCCTAAGCCTGTGGCACAAGTGACACAAGTGGCACAACCTGTAAGCATTCAAGATTCATTTGAGGATTTGCCATTTTAAAATGGTAGTTTTTTAGATTTCCATTTTAATTCATACCTTTGGGAAAATAATTGATTATGAGTACCAAAGTATGTTTTAAATGCCAAGTAGATAAACCCATTTCTGAGTATTATGCACACAAGCAAATGCGAGATGGACATCATAATAAATGCAAAAGTTGTACTAAATTAGATGTAAAGAAAAGGTCGAACGAATTGTCTTGTAATCCCGAATGGGTAGAAAGTGAGAGAAAAAGAGGTAGAGAAAAATATCATAGACTAGGTTATAAAAGTAAAGTATGCCCGGATGCACAAAAAAGATATGAAGCAAAATATCCTGAAAAGAAAAAGGCAAAAATTGCAAAACACTATATTAAAGCATCAACAAAAGGCAATCACCTTCATCACTGGTCGTATAACAAAGAGCATTACAAAGATGTAATAGAATTATCGCCACAGCAACATGCTAAGGCTCACAGATTCATCGTATATGACCAAGAAAGAATGATGTACAGGACATTTGATAAAAATCTCCTTCTTGATACAAGAGAAAGACATGAAACCTTTATTAAAAATTGTATAAGTTATTTTAAAAATTAAATAGTCATGGCATCACTTTGGCAATTAACAATGGAAGAACTCTCCTTTATCAATCTGATGGAGGAGAATGGTGGAGAAGTCTCAGATGAGCTTCTCGAAGAGTTGGCAATCCGTAGAGACAACTTTAGCCACAAGGCTGAAGCCTATGCTAAATTTATTTTAAAGCTTGAGTCAGAATCTGAGCAAGCTGCTGATGAGATCAAGAGGATTCAGGCAATCAAGAAAAGCAAAGACAAGACAGTGGACAGACTTAAAGAGACACTGCTTGCTGCACTTATGTTATTCGGTCAGGAGGACTCTAAAGGAGTTAGGAGATATGAAACCCCACTCGCTAAATTATCTACTCGTAAAAGCGTTTCTGTGGAGATTCTTGATGAATCAGCACTTGCTCCAGCCTTTTGGCTAATCAAGAAAGAGCCTTGGAAGTCCGAGATAAGCAAAGCCATCAAGGATGGTGAGCATGTACCAGGAGCGCAACTCAAAGAGAATTTAGGCCTTAGTATTCGATAGTGTTATTTTGGTTAGTTTGAACAGTTTTTCAAGAAAAAAGGGAGGCTTTTGGCCTCCCTCTTTCTTTTCCTAAATATTAGGATTACGCAGCAGTTTTAGGATTACCCAGCAACAAACTCAGCCTTAAACACACCGTTTACTCCCTCGTTAGCATCACCGGCAGGGAACATAGCAGTAGGAGCAGAGTACAAATCAAAAAAGCACTCCATCCAAATTGCGTAACTCTCATCACAAGAATCCGGGAGAACCCGGACGTCTGTCCGTACAGAAGGCAATCCTGGGATTGGCATTGTGAATCTCTCCATTGTTCCAATTCTACCATAATTACCAACATACTGAAGGTATGGCAAGTAAAGAAGTGAACCAGGGGCAAACACAATTGCACTATCATTGTTAGTCATGTTGCCAGCAATGTTGGTATCAAAATAGAAATCAGCAATGCCTGTGTTATCACGAACAGTAGCAAAGTTGATACCATTAGCACCTTGACCGAAATAACGAGAATCATTCATCCACACACGCTGTAATGCTCCAGCACCACCAACAATTATAGGTGCGCCATTGAATCCAGTATTCATGTAAGACTGCTTCATCTCGAAAAGACCTTTAGCCTTAACTGAACCATCTGAAGAGTTCTCAACAGTGTAAGTAGGGTTTGCAGTTCCACCATACCAATCACCAACACCACCAAGAGCAGCAGTAATAAGGTCATCATTCATAGCCTGAATCAAAGCATTTGCAGACAATTGGAAATCAACAAAGATTTCACGAACTACTGACAAAGCACCTTGAGCAGCACCAATTCCATTGGCTCTCTCTACGATTTGATTTGGGGCAGTGCTACCTGTAAGTTGTACAAGTTCAGCATAGCTGTCACAAAAAGTACGA